TTATTCTTCTGCCTGTGTGTTGTAAATCTTCTCGACAAACGCCCAAAAATCGTCAGGGTAAGCAGTATCAACAATTGCTTCGCTTGCCTTACGGATGAACTGAAGTTCTTGGTTAGTAAACCCGACAACGAGCGGATTTTTCATATCCAATTCAACATCCCAAGTAATCATATCCGGTTGCTGTTGGATATTGAATTTTTCTTTATCTGCTTCGGTTATTCCAGCCTTCTTAATGATTTCATTCTTTAGGTTGTAATCCATGAACGTATTTGTCTGCGGAAGCATACGCATTAAATAAAATCGTTCTTTGATATGTAGTTCCATAATTTCTTTTATTAATGAATAGCTGGATGATTTTTGGGTGGTTGTCAATAAAAGATAAAATTACCAAGTAAGGATATTATAGCTTACACCCACACCAACATAAGGGGAAACCTGATTGGGAGTGTAACCAACGCCAACCTGTACGCCTAAACCCCATTTATTTGTCTTTTTAACGACTTCTTTCTTCGTGATGATAGTTTGCTTAGGATAGACGCAAATACTGTCTAAACGAGCCTGAAAACCGCTCACCCAAGCCGTATAATCTTCATCTGAATACTGAAGCTGAGATATAGGCAATTCTACCGTAACACTATCGGTGGTTTTCTCTACAACTGCAACGAAAGTTGTATCTGCAATCGGCACCTTTACGAGTTGGCGAGTTACCACAACGCTATCAATCGGTCGTGGGTAATTTACCATGACCGTATCGTAAATCTGAACCGTATCACATAGGCTCATCTCAGTGTTGCTTGCTTCAAAATTCGCTACAAAACACTGAAAGATGATACCTGCGATAACACCGATAAGTAGAGAGATAATATTTCTACGGTTCATTAGTAATGAATTATCTTTTTACGGTTGCGCGGTCCATAAGAAACATGAACCCACTTGTAGCCATATTCATCAATCAGCTGGTCAAACGGAAGGTTCAGCTTTTGGATAAGTTCAAATAGCTTCTTATTGCCTTCCACCGAACCGATAGAAATATCTGCTGCCTGACCCATCATGTGCTGAGATGTCTTAGAGCCGCCTACCTTAGTGTTGAGAGCAGCGCAACGATAGCCACTATTAATCGTGATAGGTCTGCCATACGCTTCTCTCAGGGGGTCAAGGATATTATCAACCAAAGCGGTTAAGCATTTGGTGATTTCAGCGTCAGGGGTATTGTCAATACCGTACTTAGTTGCCGTTGTACTGGCGGTTAATTCTTTGATTGTAAAGTATTTCATTCAATAATAGAGTTATAAGGGATATACCATTCTTGTTCACCGAGGAACGGTTCACCAATCAATGACAGCCAATAGCCTTTTACCGCACCTGTATCGGTGTAACGCGCTTCTAATACTTCTCCTTGTCTACCAATCAATTCTTCTAATCTACATTCAGATATAGTGACTGAAGGGATAATGGTGACAACCTTGGGTGGTTTAGGTAGTTCTTGTAATTCTTGTAGTTCTTCTGTTTCCATAAATTAATAACCTGTTGGGGGTTTTCGATTTGGGCATTTCGGAAGTTCGCATTTAAGTAGGCAGAGCTTAGTATTTTCCACCTCCAGTTCCGTATTAGTTTGGCGCAATTGCGCTTTAGTGTCGCGATGCTGAGTTACTTCCTCATACAGTTGTTCAATCTTTGTTTCGTAGGCTTGCGTTCTCTGTTTCAGTTCTTCATGGGTTTCTTCATATAGTTTACGCCATTCCTCAGATTGTTTAGCTTCATTTTCAAGCACCTTCGTTTTTCGCATCTGAGGGAAAAACAAAAACATTGCTACATTACCGGCAAATAGACCGATGATAGCAGCAATAATGTTATCAATCATCTTTGTTTGTGGTCTTTGCCGGTGCTGACGGTACAATCACGTTAAACGTAATACCACTGCCGCCTTCACCTGAATCGAGAGAGATTTTACTTATTTGCGCTTCTTTGATTGGGTGCATATCCATTAAGGCTTTAGCTGCGTTAACTGCTACGCTTCTCATAGCGGCAGGACTTTGAATCCTTCCTTTCCTATCAAAGTAAGTCGCATGACTTGCTTCTTTCACGATTGACACCAAGTTTTTGGTCAGGAAACGTTTAAGATGTTTTGCTTCAATCAAGTTGGCTGTTTCAAGTTCTTCGATGTAGTCCTTGATGTCAGTTCGTTGTACGAATGTTTGAGCTTGTAGCGCAACCATTTCCGATTTGTCGTTGAATACCTTAGAATAACATTCCACAATATCACCAACATACGGAGGCTCGCCATTGATGTAAAGCTCGCACACCAGTTTTTCTTCTTTAGTTAACATTATGATAAGATATTTAAAAAGCCTCGACTATCTAAATCGAGGCTTGGTTTAAATATGAATAGTTACTTATTATTCTGGTTGTTAGGTGTGTTAGCGTCTATTTGTGTGTTCTTTAGCAACTCATCCATAATGATTTTGCGGAACATTTCTGTTAACCCATCAAGAGCAGCTTCCACATCTTCGAGAGATTTTAGGTACTCCATATTGAATCGAATTGAAAGGTCATATCCTGAGATTTCGACCAAGTTCGCTTCAATATCGGGATTGTGAATAATGAAGGCTTGGCGGTCAGTAATCGCCTTAAACTTAACTTCGCCTTCAGGAACGTTGTCAAATTGTGCTGTTAATTCTTCCATTATATCTTGAAGTGTTTACGTGATTTTTCTGCTTTGTTGAGTGTTAGAGCTTCAGCATCAGCAAACCCACCTGAGTTACGCATACGCTGAGATAGTACCTGAACAACATTGGCAGTAGCAGTAACATCGGCATCTGCATCGTGAGCGTCATCAAGGTCGATACCCAAATGCTCGCACATAAGCTCCAATTTGTACGAGTTGATTTCAGGCTTGTGACAGAGAGCAAGTTGACCGAGAATAATTGTATCAAGCACAGTAGGCTGCCAGCATCCGTAGAAGTCTTTAATACCTCTCAGCAATTTAGATGCCTGTTCGACAAGACCGGTATATTCAAGCATCTGCAATAAGAACCCCTTATCAAACTCAATATTCTGTCCTATGATGAATGGTTTTGAACCTTTGCTTACTTTGGTTGACATATCACTGATAAACCGGAGTGCGCCTTCAGCTACTTTGTCTATGTGTTCGCCTTTATCATAAAGCATTGCCATTGTGATAGCTGAGTAATCTAACGCCACTTGACCGTACTCCATCAGTTGTTCACCTTGCGCTTCATCATCCCATTTGCTGCGTAATACCTTGCGTTTGGGAGTTGCACTTTTCAGCTCTTTCTTTGCATAAGGATAAACATATCGTGCATATTTGCCGACAACTTCAAAATTATCAAGTCGTACCGCGTGGATAGCAATCTGAGTAATTGCGCAAGTTTGTGGCGTTAAACCCCCTGTTTCAAAGTCAAGCACAAATGCCATCAGTGGTTGATTATCTTGTTTTGGTGCCATAGCTATCAAGATGTTTGATTAGGTTAGAGATGTGCGTAACAGACTCGTTTAAAAACACGTTCAACTCAGCATTATTGTCGAGGACCAAATCATACGTAGCATCTGATAGGGTTACGCGGTCTTTATCTCTCGCCAAACGTTGTGTATCAACATCATTATCCGGTCGATTAACTTTGATTGCGATAATCTTATAGCGTTGTGACCAATTACAGATAAGCTCTAACAAGCCTTTTTCGTCAATCACATAAGTACATAGTCTGTACTTATCCACTTGCTCCAGTGTTGTCCAGTAATGATAACCGCCAAAACACGTATAAGCAAGACGTCCTGCCGGTTCAGGTGGCTGGGTATTCTCCGGCATAAATTTATGCTCAACTCCATCAGTTTCACCTTCTCGCATAGGTCTGGTAGTATAGGAACATATAGCCGGGATGTTGTAGTTCTCTTGAAGGTGCAGCGATAGTGTTGTTTTACCACTACCTGAAGCACCAACGATTGCGAGGATAATTGGTTTTGGTTTCATTATAATATTGCTATTTGGGTTGTTTTAGTAAATGACAGTACATTGGTGTGTGTGTAGTCACTATATTTAACTACACCTGAGAAGATTATCACTTTATCTTTAGCCGTTGATAGCAAGTCCTTAAACTTAACATATTCTTCAGGCCAGATTGTACATTCGCAGGTATCGTTATTTTGCTGAAGTACAAGCGAGCAAAACGTTTCCTCATTGCCTGTTCTACTGCTGACAAAGTGCTTTTCTTTCATGTCGGCTATTGTGGCACATACGATTGCTCTACGACCGTCATTTTCGTCATAAGCCACCTCAGCTAATGACAAATAAGACGCTTTACCTCGGAGGCGGTCTTTTATCTCGTTGGTATCATATATACGCCTGTAATCAATTGCACCAATACCTGATAATCTGATTTGTTGCTGACTCCACCAATAATGCTTGCTGATAAGGTCATCGGGGAAGTCAGATTCTTTAACCTTGAATCCTAAATCTTCAGCGGCTTTTATAACAATTGCATAACGTTCTACTACCGATTGAGCGTTCTCCACTTTGTCAAAACAACCTGAGAGTATCATGTTGAGTACATGACGAGCGTTGACAGGACATTTAGTAGCTTCTTCTTCGTTGTCAGGGTCATCCCAATACTGATACATCTTCAGCTTGTATTTAAATACGCGCTCAATGAAGTTAGTAATGCCGGTATAAGGTCCATTCTTATCTCTTTCAGCTACAATCCATTCAACCGCTTTTAACCCCACGTGCTTAATGCCTGTGAGTGACCAAAAGATTGTATCTGTACTGAAGTCGGTATAGAATCTTGAACGGCTATAATTGATGTCGGGAGCTGCCACTTTAGCAATCGAACAGCGTTCCATCTCAGTCATGATTGCCGGTATATCATCGTCATCTGCCCACTGAAGTGCCACGGTATAGAACGCAGTTGGAAATAAAGCCTTCAGATAAGCACCTACATAAGATGTGATAGCGTATGCAGTAGCGTGTGACTTGTTGAATAGATAAGAACCACAAGCCTCAATCTGCTCCCATATCGCTTCTGCATCTGTCATCGGACAGCCATTCTCTTTTGCACCCTTCATGAACTTATCTCGCATTGACTGAATTTTCTCGGTCTTTTTCTTTGAGATGAATTTCACGAGCTTAACACCGTCACCCAAACTAAAGCCACCAACTTGACGAGCGATGAATACGACCTGTTCCTGATATGTAATTAAGCCATAGGTGTCTTTCAGTGCATCATACGTACCCCAAAGATATACAGGTGCTTTATAACCGTTCTTACAGGCGATATAAGAATCGGTTGAACCGTTGGTGAGCGTAGCCGGTCTGAACAATGCGTTAGCTGCAATGATGTCGGCTATACACGATGGTTTCATTTCGGTAATAAACTTAGTCATGCCGCGTGATGATAGCTGGAATACATTCTGCGTATGCCCTTCACTCAGCAATTCATAAACCTTTGGCTCATCAAGTTGGCTGGTGGCGATTGCTTCAAGCGTTAAGTTAGTACCATAGTTAGCGTTACATAGTTCGAGAGTTTGCTGAATTTTAGACAACTCCTTAGTAGCCAAACAGTCATTCTTCAGCAACCCACATTCGTCAAGTACGTAGCCATCAAACTCTGAAACCAACTGACCATCTATCTTCTTAATTGGTGTGTAGTCAAAGCACTCCATATCTTCTCCATCAAGCGTATCAGGCGTAACGAGCAATGCCGAAGCGTGAATAGAACTTGAACGAGGTTGATTGAGCAATGTTCGGATAGCTTCAAAAAGCTGAGGATATGTTTCAACGAATTTGGCTACTTTCTTATTAGTTGCAGCCAACTTGAAGATGTCAGTATAAGTTACCACATCATTGTCAAAGATGGCTGTAATGTAGTTAACAAGCGATACAGGAATACGCATTGTACGTGCCACATCCTTAATTACTGCTTTTACCTTCAGTGTCGTTAATGTACCTGCTGAGAACACACGTTGTTTGCCGTTATGGTTGTAACGTTGCTCCATATAGGCTTTAACTTCTTGGCGGCGGTCACTCTGAAAGTCGTTATCAACATCAGGGAGTGAGCCTGAATCACCTTGCAAATATCCTTTATCAATGCGAGTATCAATCACATCGACAGGACATCTATTTTTAATTATTGATACGTGCTTGATTTCCATTTCTCATCATGCGATATACATCGCGATTAAATACATAATTAGCGTTTCGATAAGCATCTACAAACATAAGCAGTTCTCTATCGGCAAAGATATGTTTGGGAGAGATAAAAGCATCTGTTGAGATACCTGAGAGAGATGTGCAACGGCTTAATGCGACATACATTTGACCGGGGGCAAACATTCCCTTTGTATGGATAACAATGTTGTCAAATGTTAGACCTTGGCTCTTGTGGATTGTGATTGCCCAAGCCAATGTTACCGGATATTGGGTGCATGAACCTTTCTCCTTTTTAACAATCTTACCTTCACATTCGACATATTCTATATCAGTCCAAGTGTGCCGAGTAACGAAAGCCAACAAACCTGAATCAAGCCGCACATCCATACCGTCATCCGATAGACCAACAACTACACCAAGAGAGCCATTGTAATATTTTTTTTGGGGGTCATTGACTGTCATCATTACACGTGCGCCAAGTCTTAATGATAATTCAAGGTCGCAAGGTGCTGACATGGGGTTGAAGTCATTGGTTAAGGTCGCTGTAAATGTATGGGTTGCTTCTCCTAATAGCTTGTTGTTGATTTCTTGAACTGTTGATTTTCGCGCACATAAATGTACCGCTTTATTCTCAAAGTCATCGGCAGATTTAATACTTCTGCAACATTCTAATTCTTCAATATCATCATCTGTCAATTGATATTCTCTTGTGCGGTTCAGAATGTTCACAAACTTGCTATCAGACTGGCGAAAGACTTGATTAAGTTCTACAATCTTAAACTCCGTCTTACGCCACACCTCCGCGTGAAAAAAGTAAGAACCACGATAATAGTGCTGAAGGACCACCAATTCTTCTTTCTTAACCACAGGAGGGAGCTGGAACAGGTCACCAATCATGACAATTTGAATACCGCCAAAAGGCTGTTCGTTGCTCAGTATTAACCTTAGCTTACGGTCGATATAATCAAGTACATCAGGGCGTACCATACTAATCTCGTCAATGATGATAGTATCAACCATCTGGAGCATTTTGATTTTGTTAGGCGATACATTTTTCTTAATCACATCATCGGGGGCGAGAACACCGAAGGGGATTGATAATAGGCTATGAAGCGTACAACCACCGGCATTAATAGCAGCTACACCGGTAGAGGCGGCTATAACAAAGTTCTTTTTAACGGTCCTGAGAATGTGGCGAAGCAAAGTTGTTTTGCCGGTTCCTGCTTTGCCTGTAAGATAGAGATGGTCTGTGCTATATTGAATGATGTCAATAGCTTGTTGCATCTCAGGCGTTATTACGATTTCAGATTTCATTTATTTCATTGATAGTGAATAATTTATCCTTATTGTCAAATAATATGTAATCACCTCGTTGTAATTCATCGGCATAAACTTCAATTGGTTCATCTTCGCCTTCACGTTTCACAACCAATTCAGCATTAACATCAAGGCTGAGAATGTGGTTATTGTCGAGAGTGACATTGACTGATTCAATTGCTTGCTTTTTGCCACATACAACCGTTGTATTTGCCGGATATAACCCTGCGCGTTCAGGAAGTAGAAAACGTTCAAAAATCAGGTCATATTTCATCGGATCTACAAGCGTAATGCCAAGCAGATACAGCAATAGAGAACCGGCAGCAGAGCCACGACCACAACCAACTAAGATACCGTTACGCTTACACCAGTTAACTGTGTCGTATTGTACAAGCAAGTAGTCGATATTGTCGGTGGATTCTATGATGTACTTCTCATATTCCATCTGCTTACGATACTTGTCAATCTCTGAAGCCGGAACAAGGCGTTGCAGACCTTCTTCCAACAACTGATTAAACATATTATGAGTTGTCTTATATTTTGCGGCTTCTTCTTCGGTCATGTCGTACTTAGGCATATAGTTACGAGATGTTTCCCATCTCGCCTTAGCACCATCAGCAATCACGATTGTATTAGCGCAACATTCACGGAATATGCCTAACACATCCCACTTATCGGCATCGAATAGCTGAAGGAAATACGCATAATGCTCATCTATGTCTTTAAAGTATTGGTCCTCGGATTGTTGATGAGCAGCACCGATAGCAATCTTGTTCAGGATAATCTTGTTTCTTGCATCATCCTTGTCAAGATAGTAGCAATCGCCAATAAGCACCGGTGGCACCAAGCCTGAGTTATACACGTTATCAAAGTAGTGTTTGGTTGCTGTCAGCGTAACAATGTCAATACGTTCTGCTTTATATTCAGATAAGTCCACTTGGTATAATACGTGAATAAACTTGTCAATAAACTCAGTATCAATTAAATCCATGTGACCGCTAATCCATTCAGCAGTATTCTTGCCAAACACAAGCACGTTACCTTCAGCATAACTTAATAATTGGTCTATTGTCAACGTCTTATCATCCGGATTATCAACCATTATTGTCTTTTGGATTCTCAGCAGATTACGTAGGCCTTTTTGAGTTTGCACGTACACTTTAGCTGCTACTTTGTTATCTTCATTGTCTGTAAAAACCAAACTGTAACCAAAGACAGGATTGATATTGGCTGAAGCACATTCTTTTTGCAACACAAATAAACTCGCCATCGTGTTAAGGTCACACACGCCAAGAGCTGCATGACCAAGATATTTAGCCTTAGTAACCCATTGTTTGGGCATAAAGCTACCGTTAAGTAGTTCGTAAGGCGTATGTACACCAAGATTAACATACGGTATGTCAATCTCTGTCGGCACTCGTTCACCTATGTATTTGAGGATATTGAGAGAAAACTCTGAATTGAAGTTGTGGTAATAATAATTATCTCCAAACTTGAAGATAACATAGTGAATATCTTCTGCTTCAAGTGCTTCTCTATCTTCGACAAGGTTAAACTCCATCTCACCTGTTTCGGTGGGTTTAAAAATTGATTTGATTTTGGTCATGTTCTGGTAGAACATCTTGCCGACACCATCAATCAACACACATTCCTTGTCGATTACTGCGTGTTTGATTTTATTGTTTCGGAGCCATTCGGTTAACTTATTCATTTACAGCGTTGTTAATTTAAATTCTGTTGGCGTTTGCAGATTTGTGCTGAAAGTGTCGTAAATATCCCAGAAGTCCATTTCATCCCAGTCCTTACCATCGCTATCAATTTTGGCTATTAATACATCAAAATATTCTGATAGTTCTGCTGCGACACGGTTAATTGCTTCTGTTGCATCGGAGTCATATCCAACTACAATCGTTGATACTCCTTTGGATTGTAGTTTAAAGATTTGAGCCTGAGAGATTTTCTTGCCGAAGGTTGCCACAGGTACAATTCGGTGATTATCGTAGAGGTTCAATTTTCTTGTTAAGGCGATAACATCAAAGATACCTTCACACAGAATAACTGTATCAGTTTCATCTTCTATTACTGCATCGTAGTTGTATAACAGCTTAACATAGTCGTTTTCAGTGCTATTGTTGTAACGTCTGATTTCATACCTGCCTTTGCGCCTTGCTTCATCATTATATTCATCAATAGCATCTTTGGTCCATTTGTGTCTGCCAATATAACCTACAATATCGCCTGAATCAATGATGGGAAATAAGACATAGTTATCGTATTTAAAATTCAGTCCTCGTGTCGTACCTACCGGAAAATAGTCATAATCATCATAAACAAAGCCACGACCTTTAAGATACTTATCCTGAAAGCAGCGTTTCCATCCTTCAGGCATATTGACGATAACAAGTTCATCATCAATCTCCTCATCATTATTCAGCGAATAGAAAGACGATACTTCTAATGGTGCAATCTGTGTTGTTTCCTCAGCAATTAAATCAGGTCTACCAATATCTTTGAGCAGCTGAGGTAGTTCCTTTGTTGTGTGACCACATTTAAAGCAGTGCGACATGAATGGCTTCTTACGCCCGGTTTCAGGACCGATGTAAATGCCGAACTTTGAGCCGCCCTTACCGCAATAAGGACACTCAGGTACAAGCAGATTTTTACGACCACCATCATAGTTGGCGTGAAGCTCAATTATCAGCTCTTGGATAATGTGTTCGCGCTCGTCTTTTGAATAATACATAATACATTACATACCTTTATTTAGCCAATACTCTATTAGTTTTTGTTCTCTATCTTCAATGACTTTAAGCTGTTCGCTATCATTTATATCGAGGGTGGGGTAGTCCTCACCTAAAATCTCCAATTCTTTTTCGTCAAGTAGTCCTTCTTCGAGAGCTATCTGAATGGTCCATTGTTCAGCTATTGCACGAGCGATACCCGGAAAAGTCTTACTGCGCAATCGTCTACGAGCTTCAGGGGTCCTTGTCTTGCTGAACGCTTCGTGATACCATTTGGCTATTTTGCTACCACTTTTAAATACGACATATTCACCGTGGTCATCGGTTTCTTTACTGGGATGAAGTGGCTTTAAGTTCTTCAACCACAGGCAAGTATTTTTGCTGTATGGGTCGCCAAACATATACGGATGGATTTTAATATCCGGCTTTCGATAGCGTGTACTCATAATGCCAATCGGGTTTTCTACTGCAATACGCTTTATATCGCTGTTTATCAAAGACATAAAGAAGTTAGCAGCTTCTTCTCTATCTTTTGCTCTGTTAGGAAATTTAGGATGAGGTCTGCGCCATTCAGTCGGAAGGTGTTTGTCATCAGGGTGATAATACCATTTAACTCCACTGCCGGCTAAGTACGTACAGGGGGGGGTGAGCTATCATAATATCCCAAACCCCATCTACCTCAGCTATTTGCCCATTCTGAAGAGTGAGATTTGATTTATCCAAAACGGTATTAATATCGTGGTTAAAATGCCATTCTGGGTGTTCACCACTACAATCAAGTAAGTCACAACTGAAGGCTATATGACCCAGTTTGCGAAATGCCATACATACCGCTTGACTTTCCTCACAAGCGATTAAAATGTTTAGTTTACGTTTCATTATCTGAGAGAATGTGGTTTATGCTTTCTCTCAGAATAGGTTGTTCAAATTCTCTCCGGTGTGATTTTTTGAGAGAAATTTGAGAGAAAAATTGAGAAAACTTAAACCATTGTTATCTCTCAGCTTCTACTACATAACGCTAAATTCATTGTTCGCTTCTTATCATAAAACCTTTCATGCTCATAATCAGTAGCAATTCTGAAAGCCTCACCCTTCCTGAAGAATCGAGCCTTAGCCACATGAAGCCGCATCGTACCTTCTTTTTCCTCGCGTGATGACTGGTTAAGAGTTATCAAATGGGTAAGCGGTCGAGCAAGACCTTTGGCTTCCGCTGTGTTATAAGCTGTCAGTACATTCTTTTCATCGTTTAACCACTCTTGGTTTTCGATGGTTGATTGATACGTTACGACAATCCAAACATTCTCATCACTCGCTAAGTCCTTCAGGTCATTCGCCACATTAATACGTTTCAAGCGTTCTCCTTGGTCGCTGTAATGTTTACCCGAAGCGTCTGTTAACAAGTCCATAGAGTCGATAATGATAATATCGGGTGCGAATTTGTATTTGCGCTTAAAGTCTTGAATCGCCTTATGAATATCTTTGGTTGATACCTGAGAATTGAACTTAGGGTAAGACTTAACATATAGCTTGCCTGATACCTGTTTAAGTTCTTCCTCAATCTCCTGTAATTCCTTGTCGGTCAACAAGCCATTCTCAAACTTATAGGTGCTACATGATGCCAATGAAGCTGAATATGCGTCAATAACTTCAGCTTCACTACCTTCAAGCTGAAAGTGAAGTACGTTAAGACCATCCATTTGACACGCACATTTACCTACCCAACGTGCGATGTGAGATTTACCAACACCGGTGGGTGCAAGAAAACATGATAACTGACCGCGAAGATTACGTGATTGGTTACGTATATCAAGCTCATCAATGTAGAAACGCACAACTTCTTTAGCTTGTCCTTCAGTGTTACGCTTTTCTTTGTTTTGCACATATCGCTGGGTGAAGTTGCCTGTAATATCGACAAACTCAGCAGATTGTAAAGAGAACTTATTAACCCAATCGCTATATTCCACCAACCGTTTTGTCGCTGCATCTACGCCTGTACGGTTGTATAAGTCGATAAGCTCCTGATACGTTTTTTGAAACTTGACCTGTTTGATATACGTTTCAAGCTGAGCCATTGCATCAGCGGTCGGCAGCGCATTATTATAGTCTGACAATATCTCATCAAACAAAGAACGTGCAGCACGTGACGATGCCAAAGACTGCATGATTACCGATTCTTGCGGTATCTTTTTATTCTTCTTATAATAGTCGGTTATGGCAGTGTGAAGTGCTTGATAATCCTTGTTGGGTAGCATGGACTTATCAAGGTGTTCTGTCATAACCGCTAAGATGTATTCATTATTAAGACATGACGAATACAAATCCCCCAGAAATTCCTCCGTGAGAAGTGGATTTGATTTATTTAGCGGTGCCATATTCGCTTCTTAATCTATATAATTCCGGATAATTTTTTTGTGTTTCGCGTTTACAGTCATTGATATAACTACATTCATGACAAGCTGCTGAAAGCGGACTCCAACCTAATGTTGATTCCTGACACAGCACATATCCTACTCGTTGGTTCAACATTCTGCGTTTGGTCGGTTCCTCAGCTTCAACGTATATGTATTGAGCTTGTGGGTGTTGGCTAAGGTCGCGTATTTGGTCGAGTAAATAACTGCGAGAAATACCACCGCCTTCAAGCCACAAATCTTCATAATATCGCTGTTGGTGCTTTCGTTCCCTGAACTTAGATATAGCCGTAGGACCAAAAATCACGTTAGCTTGCTGAGGTTGTATGCTATTACGCCTGTTATATGCTGCAAAAATGATAAAGTCGGTTAACCGTTCTTCCCCCAGTTCACCATATTCTTTTGCCATCCTCGTATTGAAAGCCGCCAACGCTTTTTGGGTACTCCCCCCTTGTGATAATTTAAGAGGGGAGTTTAGCTTGTCTTGAAGGATTGATAGCAACTTAACTGTGTTTTTTAGCAATCTTCCTTGTTCCATCTCGATGTAGTGAGTTTCTTAACTGTTGTCGAGCAAGGAACAAGCGACTCTTAATCGTGTCGATATTAGGAGAACTTAGATTGCCCTTCTCGTACTCAATTTCAGCTATTTCCTTCAGTGAATAACCTGTTGTCTGAAGGATAAAAGCATCTCGGTACATTGGTTTGAGTCCATCTAAAGCTATCAAAATATCATCACTGAGCATTGTACGGTAGTTGTCAATTGTCATCGCATTAGCTGAGATGTCATCAAGTTCATAACTACCTGCCACCTGCTCAGATACATTACAATCGAAGTCCTTGCGTTGTTCTTGCTTCCATCGCTCACGGTTCAACTTATACACATGACGTTTTGTGCAAATGTGAATCCACGGTCGAATATCTGTTGTCGGATCATAAGTTTCGATACCTTTATACAATATCGTGAGGACTGAGTAATAAAACTCTTTCACATCAGCGAAGTCATTGGTGTATTGGCGAGTCAACTTGTATATCATCCTAAATTTAGGCTTGATAAGTTCGTTGAATAGCTGATTACGCCTTTGAGTTTCTTCGTCAGTTAGCGTACTTCGCTTTCGCTTGGATTGGCTTGTTTCTTCTCCCATGAAGCTGCAACCTCTTGAACAAATAAATCAGATGCAGCCGCAGGTAAACCTTTAGCTTCACAATACCTTTTCCATGTATTGTTACGTTTATTAAATTCCACCCGAACTTCTTCATCAGATGGTTGTGGCTTCTTGGATAGGAAAGCGTAAAATTCCATTAGCAAATCCCCAAGTACCGCGAAATTTTGTGAGATAATCCTCTCTTTTAATCGCCTAAGCCTTCTACTTTGACTCATATTGTTGTGATGATAGATTGGTTATAAGTTGTATTTGATGATGTAGTAATAGAAGATATGTGTTGCATCAGCTTCATTATCGTCAATTGGGGTAATTCCCCAACGTCTAACACAAAACAGCTTCATCATATCTTTATCAGCATTGCCGCTACCGGTTGCCCATTTCTTGACAGTTTTGGGATTTACAAAAGCAGGTTCGGGTAAGTTCAACTCGTCACAGACTTCAAATAGGATTCCCCTAAATTCAGCAAGTTTCACTGAGGATTTAAAGCCACCGATGGCGTTGCCGGCACTCACATCTTCCGCGACAATTTGTTTGATACCATACTTTTGTATGTAGTTGATTAATGTGTCGCGGAAGGCTTTGTGTTGTTTATTGTCATTTCGATGTTTAGCCTCGGTAAAATCCCACGTACCACTGGAATATACTGAGTGATAACCGCAATGTGTGGCGATGTCGAGGCTAAGAACTTGTTCTCTGGTTACTTTTTCTTTTACTTCATGATTCATTAATAATTATATTAGCTATGTTGTTATGTTTGACCACCACTAATTTGTGGGGATAGTTCTCGTGTATAAGACCATGACTTACAACCAACGATGTAATTTGAAGGGAGTTGAGCGCATCAAACATACTTGCCAAACCACTTTCATCAGTTGCATCCAAGATTTCATCGAGAACAAGCAAGTCAAGGCCGTTACCCTTATCGCTGTCGAGATTGCTGAGGGTATGCAAAGCCAAGATGCTTGCTAAGTTAACTCGTGTCTTTTCACCTTCGGAGAATTTGCCAAACGAACCACAATCAATGCCGTCACGAATAATTCCAATCGAGATTTTATCTCTAATTTTGCCGGATTTAAGTAGGGTAAAACCGGCAAAGCGCACACGAATGTCGCTGCCAATCTTTTCAAGGAAGTCGTTAGTAATTCGTGAAAGTGCATCAATCTTAGAATTAGCCAAGTGCGTCTTAAAGTCAACAAACCTACGCTCTTGCATCTTCAACTCGTTCAGTTCGTTTTCGATGTTGTGTAATTCTTTGAGATGGCTGCTTAAACTTATTTCTTGTCTGTTTTGTCGCTTTTTAGCATCAATCAATGCGTCATCGGTTGTCTGCTTTTCGAGCTTATCTATTGTGTCATAGTAAGTGGGTATCATGTTATCCAACACCGTTATCTCAGCATCGTGTTGTCTGATAGTGTTTCGATAACCGCGTATTACACAGTCCAAACTATCAAAAGCATCATCAAACATACGCTCTCTAATTTTAAGCATTGAATCTACCAAGTCATTCATTGACTTAACAGCGTTATCCACCTGCCACTGTACGTTTTGTAATTCGATTTGTTTTTCTCTGCTGGCAACTTTGCATTTGTGTAAGGCATCAGCTATTGCGTTACATTCAGCTCGTGCCACTTCTACAGAGTCCATTAGCTCTTTTAGTTGAGTTTCTTTTTGTTCTACCTGTATAGTCTTATTTTCGATGTCTTTCTTAATGGTTACAATGGCTTCAGTTTGTTCCCTTACAATATCATTAAGCTCATCTACCGATTGTCCTGAAGATACAACAAAGGCGTGAGAGCATTTCGGGCAAGCAATCGCACTCATTAGCTTAGTCTTAGCTTGCATCAAAGCTGCTTCACATACACTTAGTTTTTTCTTTTCACGAGCTATATCTTGTTCTATATCAGCTTGTTGGTGCTTAATTGCAGTATATTCAACGCGCAAAGAAGCTAACTTGCTTTCTTTAACTTCTTCAGCTTGAACCAACAACTTGTTTGCCTTATCAACATCTATCTCTGCTGCACTCGCTTCATTTTTGAGGGTAAACAGCTTTTCTTCTAATTGATTTGCTATTTTATCCTTTTCAAGAAACTCATCTTTGCTTCTTTGTGCTTTAACCAAATAGCTATCTGTTAATATTGCACCCTTGATAGGTTCAAGAACCTTAATCACGCAACCATGCACAGTGAAAATATTTTGTGAACTATTCTGAAGTGATTGTAACTCCTTGTCAGCTTCTTCAACCTCATTAATAAGATTGTTACACGTTTCAATTTCTTTTTTATGATTGGCAATATCTTCTAATGCACGTTCAATAGCCTGTTTGGTCTTTTCAATAGTCTGAAGTTTAGCGGCTTCTCTTTCAGGTGCGCTATTTTCAAGGCTTTCTATCTGGCTATTAATAGCTGACAGTTGACCTTGGTCGTAAGATACTGTAATCTCTTTGTTGTGTAAATCAGCTTCAAGTGCGGCAATATCCTTTCCAAGATATTCAATAGACTCATCAACCAACACACCATTACTGAAACGATTGATAAGTTCTTTCTTCTCTCTGTCCGAACAAGTCAGGAATGATTTATACTTGTGCTTTGATAGAATGAAATTAGAGAACACATCATCCTTGCTGATACCAATTGTGTCGAGAATAAATCTATTATATTCATTTACATTGGCTTGCACTTCAGCCACATATTCGCCATTAGAATTTAAATCTCTGAATGATACTGTGATAGCTTGTGAAGCGTTGCGACTAATGACACGTTTAATTATCATAGACTTGTTATTAGCCTGATTATCCAATGTTAATCGGATTGTAGCTTCATCATGTTCGTCATTGATAATTTCTTCTAACTTGGTTATGGGGCGTAGAGGTTCACCGGTCAGACCAATTGCAATAGCTTCTATTAAAGCTGATTTGCCTGAGCCGTTAGATTGTTGAGATTCATTGTCGGCATTATAACCGAAAATAAGGGTGGTGCAGCCTTGTTTCGGGGTATAATTAAGTTCTTCTAATACGCAGACATTTTTAGCGTAGATGTTTTTTAATTGCCACATAGCTTAATTGATTTTGTTGAGGTAATTTAAGCCTAATTGAACGTTGTCGATTTCTTTTTGAGTGCAGAAACTTTTGTATTCTTCTTTGATTCCTGCAATATCGAACTTGGAATCAAATGACCCGGTACCATCAGCTGATTGTGTTAACATTACTTCTTTAGACGCAATTTCAACTTTGGCATAACCGGCATTAATTAAAGCATTGCGGTTAATACTCTTAGCTTCTTCAGGCGCACATTCTACTTTCAGCTTTACTTTTACATTGCTTTCAGTGAGGGTGGGTAATGTATCAAGTTGATTGGCTTGAACGGTAATTACTAAGTATCGTTGGTTTACTTCGTTCTGAATGAATTGGGTACTACCATCACTATAAACAATGGTGTAGCCTTTCATCTCATCTTCGCCAAAGTTGTGCTGACGTGATGCTCCGATATATTCTACATTGGTTCCGGGGATTTTACAGCGGTCGTGATAATGGCCTACAAGCACTTTATCGAAAGCCTTAAACATTGTAGCAGGCAATTCTGAATCACTGCTTGTAGATAATGCTCCGTTAATGCCTTGGTGAATGTAGAGAATGTTATAGCAATTAGGGTCAATCTCTTTAGCAATGCTTTCATAACGCTCAACAAAACTGCCGTTCTCAGGGAAATAACTCATAACAGTAAGAGCGACATTATCAACATGAGTAAGCATGAGAGCTTCATCAACAACGGTAACACCGGGATATTCACTGAAGATATGACTATAACCGATAGTTGCTTCTTGGTCCACTTTACAGTGATTCCCTTCTGCTATATACACATCAATACCTTCTTGCTTCGCTTGCATTAAAGCGTCACGAACAGCAGACAATGTAGATAGTGTTTGGCCAGAACGAGATTCCCATAAATCACCACCGATAATAATCTTGCTAATATCGTGAAAGTGAGCCACCGTCAATGCCTCATCCCAGTTATCACAAAACGCCTTAATATCATTCTTACTTACGTGTATATCATTGAGTAGTAAGAATATAGGTCTTTTTACTGTTTTTGTCATAAGTATAAAAATGTACTTCGGGTGTGCTGTTACACACACCCTAATACATTGGTTGATATAAAGTTGATTAAGTGGGTTTATCGTGTTCTGGGGTGAGTTGGGCGAACACGTACAGCCGGCTCGTTGGTATCATCGTTACGGCTGTTGCGAGGGTCATCGTCATCATCAGCTTGTGCAGCCGGAGCGTTTGCATCACTGTCAAAGCCTAAGATGTCAGCAATAGCTTGTACTGCTTCACCGTTAGTCATCTGACGTTTGATGTGGATGTCGATGTCGTTGTCATCTACGAAAGTTCTGAGGCGAGTGCGGAACTCGTTGCCTTCATCGCTGCGGTCATCAACCCCATCAGCCTCCATCTTCAGCCATTGAGCGTAAATCTGTTCGAAAGTATCGCTTTGGTTTGCTGCTTCATCATCGCTGTTAACGTCAATGCTGAAGTGTGATTGGTCATCTGCCGGCAAGTTCATTTTAACTTGGTCCAAACAGTCAATCATTTCTTGCTCTGCCATGATGTTAATGCCATGACGTGCATCCATTTGTTTGAGGAATACAATTGTACCTTCAAGCATACGGCGAGTGTAGCGATATTGCAATTCAGGAAGTCTGGGCGCATCGAACAACGCTTGTACGGTCTTTTGGTCGAGGGGTTGGGTATCGCCAATTACGTCAATACTATAACGATAGGTTGTCTTACCACCTTCTGTTCCGCGAGTAACTTCAAGGGTATAAGCATCTTGGATTGATGAAAGCGGACAGAACACTTGTTTACCTTTAGCTTTAGAACTGAGTTTGCTCCAAAGGTCAAGTTTTAC